CAACCGTCGGCTTCGTCGGCAGCGTCAGAGGGGTATAAGTGGCGTGTCGCGGACTTCGTGCCGGGCGCCGACTGGGACGGCCCCTACCAGGGCGGAGACTTCGGCTTCTCCCAGGACCCGCTGGCCGCGGTCCGCGTGTGGATACACGACGAGACGCTGTTCGTGGAGTATGAGGCGGGCGACATCAATATTGAGCTGGACGACGCGCCGACGTTCCTGGACGTGCGGATACCGGGCTGGAGCGCGTTCGTCTCGCGCTGGGACAACGCCCGCCCAGAGAGCATATCGCACTTCCAGAAGCATGGTATGGACCGCGCGGAGGCCGCCGACAAGTGGAACGGGTCCGTCGAGGACGGCATCCAGTTCATTCGGTCGTTCCGGCAGATCGTCATCCACCCGCGCTGCGTCGAGACGCGCAAGGAGATGCAGCTCTACAGCTACAAGGTGGATCGCTTCACAGGCGACGTCCTGCCGGTGCTGGTTGACGCGCACAACCACTACTGCGACGCTATCCGGTATGCGCTCTCGCCGATCATCAAGCACCCCGTCATGGTGCAGATGTTCGTGTCGAGCCGCTACAAGGAGCGTTACAAGCTGCTGGAGGCTAGACGCGCGTGAATGCTCTAGTCCAAGCCAAGACACCTGCAATGAACCTGGTGACCCGGGTTATCGGGACGCTGTTCCCGGGCTACTTCCCGGGCTACAAGCACAACCACTACGCCGACTTCGGGTTCCCGGACGAGGTGGAGTTCAACCTGCTCCACCAGATGTACCAGCGGAACAGTCTCGCGAAGGCCGCGGTCGACAAGACCGTCCGCAAGACGTGGCAGGACCCGCCGTGGCTGCTCGAGAAGCCGCGCGACGGCTCCGAGGGCGCCATCAAGAAGGAGACTCGCCTCGAGAAGCAGATACGGCAGCACTTCTCATCGATCCGTCTCTGGACGAAGATTATGGAGGCCGACCGCCGCAGCCTCGTGGGTCACTTCGGGGCCGTGATCTTGCGCGTCGCTGACGGCAAGAAGATGAACGAGCCGCTCGGCCGAGTCACGAACGGCCTGGACGGCCTCGTCGACGTCATCCCCGTGTGGGAGGGGCAGCTCCGCGTCAACGAGTGGGACACCGACCAGGGGTCGCTGACCTACGGTGAGCCGAAGATGTTCGAGTATGACGAGGGTCAGCTCGGCCACATGAGCAGCTCGTCGCCTGTGTCGCAGGGCCGTGCTCGGAAGCTCACGGTCCACCCGTCGCGCCTGATCGTCTGGTCGATGGACGGTTCTATGGACAACGAGCCCTCGCTCAAGGCAGGCTACAACGACCTCATGAGTATCGAGAAGATCGTCGGCGCCGGCGGCGAGGGTTTCTGGAAGAATGCGAAGCAGGCCCCCATCCTCGAGATGGACAAGGAGGCCGACTTCCAGAAGATGGCGAAAGCTATGGGCGTCCCGGTCGAGAGTATCGCGGATGTCATGAACGAGAACGCGTCAAACTGGCAGAAGGGCTTCGACGAGCTCCTCATGCTTCAAGGCATGACCGCGAAACTCCCGAAGATTGAGCTCCCCGACCCGGAGCACTTCTTCATGAACGCCCTGCAGTCGTTCGCCGCGTCCTTCGACATCCCGCTCAAGGTGCTCGTCGGCACCCAGACGGGCGAGCGCGCGTCGAGCGAGGACGCGAGCCAGTGGAACCAGACGTGTAATTTCCGACGCAAGAACACGGTTATCCCGAACATACTCCAGATCGTCAAGCGGCTCGAACAGTGCGGCGTGATCAAGGAGAACCCGGAATGGTTCGTCGACTGGACAGACCTCACCGAAAGCACGATGCTCGAAAAGATCGACCGTGCGGGAAAGATGGCAAAAGTCAACAAGGATTACGGGAATATTGTGTTCATGCCTCAGGAAATCCGCGCTTCTGTTGGCTACGAGCCTGCAGACGAAGCCGACCTGAAAAAGTTGCGGGACCAGCAGGCAGAGACGAAACAGACAGAGAACCCGTCGGGTGACCCCGACGAGATCGAACCCACAGGGGACGAGTGATGCAGGACAATTTTCCGAGTGCTGCTGCGGACAGTCAGGCCCGCAACTTTGAGGCCATCACGCCCGATGACGACAACGACCTCCCGAGGCGCTACAAGGCGATCTACGTCGGTGTCGGTGGTACCGTGACGCTCGTGGGCGACAACGACCCCGCTGGAGTCGAGCACACTGTTCCTGATGGCGCTGTTCTTATATGCTCGCCTGTGCGTATTCTAGAGGGCGGCACTGCCACCGGATTAGTGGGCTGGTATTGATGCGCCACGCGCTTGATCTTTCTCTGAGTTCAAGAGCTTGGGCAACACCCCAAGGGGTGAGCTACAGCGCAGAAGCCGAAGCGCTGTTCGCCCGCTTCACGACGCCGCCAACCGATGCCCGCAAGGTGCTCATCAACGCCACAATTGTAGACCTCAAGGACGCGGGCCTATGGGTGAAATCCGATGCCCTGTACCTCAAGGCGGCGCACGATGCTCAAGCTGCGCGGCGCAACTGGATTGCGGACCAATACAACCTCACCGCGGTCAACAGCCCGATTTTCACGGCTGACCGCGGTTATGCTGGCAATGGTTCCTCCAGCTATCTGCGGACGGGCTTCAATCCGACGACGGCTGTTTCGCCCAAGTTCGTGCAAAACAGTTGCCATATTTCGTTGATGGATCGCACGTCGCGAGCGGCAGCAAATCGGGTCGAGATGGGCGCCATCAACGGCGGCCCGACAATCTTTTCGGCGGAGATTGCCACGCGGTTCACCGGGAACCTCGCTCTGATGCGTATCTGCGATGCGGTCGCGTCCACAACTTCGACCGCGAACGCGCTCAGCGACGGTAGCTTTTTGGTTTCCCGCACGGGCAGCACCACAATCGACAAGTACCGCAATGGCGCATCCATCGAGGCGGCGACCACCACTTCGGCAGCGCCGACCAACCACGAATTTTACATCGGCTGCCTGAACAACAACGGCACTGCCTCCCTGTATTCAACTGACCAGATCGCCTTTGCTAGCATTGGTGCCGGCCTTACCGCACAAGAGGCCGCAGACCTCTACACCATCGTCAACACCTATCTCATCGCCGTAGGAGCTGCATAATGACCGTTCAGAACTTTTTCGTTCTCACCTCTGCGCAGCGCACGACCGCCATGGGCTTCAACGGCGAGGAAGTCTTCATCGAACCGCGTGCCATCGACAACGGCTCTCCCGGCGTCGGCATCAACCTCAATGACAACGCGGCGGACTATGAGCCGGCCGATCCGGTGACGCTGACAGGCTGCTACGTCGCGCCCAAGGCGATTGTGGATGACCCGGAATATCTCACCTACGCCCCCGGCATGGTGACGTTCCTGCTTACTCTGCCGTGGTGCACCCTGGAGACGGAAACCATCTTTGCGCCGATGGAGCCGAACATTTAAAAGGAAGTAAGATGTCTGACAGCCTCAAGACGACGCGGGTCAACGTCACCCGTCTCCTGAACACCAAGGCCGCGAAGAAAGAGAAGCGGAACGGCCGAGACGTGCTCGTGATCCCGTCGGCGACGATGCCTGACGACATCATCATGAATGGTATCAAGTACCCGGCCGCCGAGATCAAGAAATCGTACCACACGCTCAACCGCACCCCGGCCCCACTGAACCACCCGACCGTCAACGGGAAATTTGTGTCGGCTAAAGACCCCGAGGGCATCAACCTCGGCTGGATCGGCGCCTGGAACGAGAACGTGCGCTACGAGAAGGGCAAGGTCTACCTTGACAAGATTATCGACGTCGAGGTTGCCAATCGCTCCGCGGAAGGAAAGCGAGTCCTCGAGGCTATCGAGAAGGGGAAACCCGTCCATACCTCGACAGGTCTCCTCGCCCATATGAAGGAGGTTGCCAACGAGAAGGATCACAAGGCGACCGCTCACGACATCGAATTCGACCACGACGCGATCCTCTTGGATTTCGCTGGAGCAGCCACACCTGAGCAAGGTGTCGGGCTGTTCGTGAATGCTGAGGGCGCTGCCGAGGAGGTCGAAGTCATCAACTCGGTCTGGGAAGAAGATGCAGACCGGCAACTGGATTGGGCGGTGGACTCCATCGCTCGAGCTCTGGAGAGGAAGGCGCGAGTCCCCATTCTGGAGCGAATTAAGGCCGCAATAACCGAAGCCTTCTCGGGCGACGGGGCGGAAACCTCAGTAAACGAAAAGGAAGTAGAGATGTCGAAGGAAATCGACGACCTCTCCGCGAAGGTTGACGCCCTCACGGAGAGCATGAAGGGGATCGGCGAGACCATCACGAAGGGTGTCGCCGAAGCCTTCACGAACGCTCTGAAGCCCCTCGTCGACGCGCAGAACGCTGTGCTCGCCAATGAGAAGGCCAAGGAGCAGGCTGAGAAGGACGAGCTGATCGACAAGGTCGTGAAGGCCAACCTCCTCGATGAAACCGCCGCGAAGGACGCCCCGTTGGCGACCCTCAAGGCTCTCGCAGCCAACATCAAGGGCGAACAGGCCGACGGTGTCCGCAAGGGAAGCCTGGGTAACCAGGGCACGGGCGTCGTCACCAAGTTCAAGGCCCCTGCTGCGGCTGCGAAGTAACGGAGGGTCCAGAACATGGCTCGCTACAACAAAATCTTCCTCGGCCCTGTCGAGAAGGTGAAGCCCCAGGTCCGAGAGCTGATCGGCGACGTCGCCCTGAAGCCTGGCCGGCTGGTGGTTATCTCCTCCGGCAAATGGGCCCTCGCCGGCGCGGCTACCGTCGGCAAGCTGTGGATCGTGCAGGACAACTACCTGCAGCTCAAGTCGGTCGACACCGACTGGGACGACGAGTCCACTGTCATTGGCATGGAGCTGTTTCCGGACATGCTCTACGCCGCCCGCATCGCGAATGGTGTCAACATCACCGCGGTCGGAACCGCCTTGACGCCGGGTGCCAACGGCACCCTCGCCATCGCGTCCACGTCGGACCTCATCGTCGCGTACAGCGAGGAGGTCTACAACAACAACTCTGGCTCCGAGCAGCTCCTCCGCATCCGTCCCGCGGGTCTGAGCTATCTCTCGGCCGCGTCGTAAGGGGGTCAGCGAAATGCGCTACTTCGATGAACAGCTGATCCCCACCCCCCCCCACCCCCCCGAATGCCGGGAGCAGCCCCCCCCCAACCCCG